CTCATTGGCGCTTTTGCTAAGTCTGGCACTAGTATCATTCGTCAGCTTGTTGATGCTGGTACCCTGTCAAACCTACCGGGTGGTTTCAAGACTCGCGGACTTCGTGTCAAAGGAGACGACACGCCTATTGCACCGGCTGAGTTCCGGGACGTAGACGTTTCGTCTGGTACGATCAAAGACAACATCATGACGCTCCCGTACAAGGAGCCGTCTCAGGTCCTCTACACGCTACTTGGTACCATCGTTGATGAAGGTCGCCGCTTCGCTGGCGCTGCTGATTTGCAGGTTAGCGACATGTCCGCCAACAGCCCGGTGGGTACGACGTTGGCTATTCTTGAACGAACCTTGAAGGTGATGTCGGCTGTGCAGGCCCGCATTCACTACTCCATGAAGCAGGAGTTCATCCTGCTGCGGGACATCATCCGCGACTACACCCCCGAGTCCTACGACTACGAACCCGAAGATGGCACGCCGCGTGCCAAAAGGGGCGACTACGATCTCGTCACTGTAATCCCGGTGTCCGACCCCAACGCTGCCACCATGGCGCAGAAGGTTGTCCAGTATCAGGCAGTGATGCAGTTGGCGCAGGGTGCGCCGCAGCTGTACGACATGCCCTACCTGCACCGGGAGATGCTCGAAGTCTTGGGCATTCAGAACGCTAATAAGCTTGTCAAACTGGACGACGACCAGAAGCCTGTGGACCCAGTCAGTGAGAATATGTCGGTCCTGAAGGGCAAACCCATGAAGGCGTTCATTTATCAGGACCACAAGGCCCATATTACCGTCCACCAGACCATGATGCAGGACCCCAAGATCGCACAGATTATTGGGCAGAACCCGCAGGCGCAGGCGATGATGGCGGCTCTTCAGGCGCATATTTCGGAACATATGGCGTTCGAGTACCGTCAGCAGATCGAAGAGCAGGCTGGTGTCCCGTACCCGGCACCTGACGCTGAGATGGATGAGCAGACAGAGGTCCAGATTTCTCGTCTGGCTGCTGCCGCCGCACAGCAACTGCTCCAGAAGAACCAAGCTGAAGCCGCGCAGCAAAAAGCACAGCAGCTACAGCAGGACCCGCTTGTCCAGATGCAGCAGAAGGAACTTGAGATCAAGGGACACGAAACCGAGATCAAGCGCCAGAAGCTGCTTGTTGATGGCGCAACCGCCAAGGACAAACTGGACCTCGAACGCGAACGTCTCGCCGTTCAGGAACGAATCGCTGGCATGAATGTCGGTGCAAAGATCGCCACGGATAAGGCCAACCTGTCTGCCAAACAGCAGGAAGCCAAACTCCGTATAGGCGTCGATATCGCTAGGGAGATGGCTCAGGAAGCCCGAACCACAGCGCAAGGAAGTAAACCAGAGGAGACTGAATGAGGGACGACATACTGAAATATCTTTCAGACAAACTAAGAGACGAACGCCTAGTGCTGTCCGAAGACATGTCCATGGGTAAAGCCAAGGACTTCGGAGACTACAAGTACGCCTGCGGGATTATCCGTGGGCTGCTCCTTGCAAACAACATGCTAATCGAAACCGCAGAAAGGTTGGAAAATTCAGATGACTGAACTTCTCGTCGGCTCAAACCCCGACAATTTGGAAGACACTACCGTACTACCCGATACTCCTGAACTTAAGGCCAAGCAGCTACCAGACCCGTCTGGGTACCGTATTCTGTGCGCTATCCCCGAAGTGGACAAGAAGTTCGATAGCGGCATCCTTAAGGCCGATATCACCGTTCACCATGAAGAGCTCCTCACCACAGTCCTGTTTGTCCTGAAAATGGGCCCTGACTGTTACAAAGATGCAACACGTTTCCCCAGTGGCCCTTGGTGCAAGGAGGGCGACTTTATCCTTGTGCGCCCCCATTCCGGCACCCGGGTGAAAATCCACGGGCGTGAGTTCAGGATCATTAACGACGATTCCGTGGAGGGCATTGTTGAAGACCCTCGCGGCATCAGCAGAGCCTAGGAGGCACAAGTGGCTGATAATACTAAGAAAAAGGACGATATCCAAGACCTAGAAATAGAGATCGAAGGCGCGGAGAAGCCTGAAATCGAAGTTGAGGATGACACTCCAGTAGAAGACCGGGGTAAGACCCCGATGCCCAAGGCTCTGGTTGATGAGCTGGAAGCCGACGAGCTGGAGGAATACTCCGACAAGGTCAAGACCCGACTCAAGCAGATGAAGAAGGTCTGGCACGATGAGCGTCGGGAAAAGGAAGCTGCTGTCCGCGAACAGCAGGAGGCCATTAACTTAGCCCGCCGCGTCGTTGATGAGAACCGCCGCCTAAAGAACAGCCTGTCTCAGGGTGAGCAGATGCTGGTCGATACCTCCAAGAACTCTGCGGAAATGGAGATGACTGCGGCACGGAAAGCCTACAAGGAAGCCTACGAAGCCGGGGACTCGGACAAGGTTGTCGAAGCTCAGGAAAAGATGACAGACGCTAACTACCGCCTGCATCAGCTAAAAAACTATAGGTCTACTTTACAAGCTCCAGAACCTGAGGTAGAAATTGCTCAGGACGTGGCCCAAGCTCCGCGTCTCGACCCTAAGACTACTGCGTGGCAAGAGCGCAATACGTGGTGGGGAACAGACGTGGAGATGACATCCCTTGCTTTGGGATACCATCAGAAACTCGAAAAACAGTACGGCAAAGAATATGTTGGTACTGACGAGTATTGGCGCAACGTCGATGACACGATGCGCCGCCGCTTTCCAGAGTATTTTGGGGAGCAGGAACAACCGGCTAACGGGGGCGGCAAGCCCGTTACGCGCACCGAAACCAAGCCAGCCACAGTAGTTGCTTCGGCCTCTCGCAGTACGTCCTCCAAAAAGATCGTACTGAAACAATCGCAAGTTCTACTTGCGAAGAAGTTAGGTTTAACCCCCGAGCAGTACGCCCGGGAACTGAGAAAGTTGGAGAACTAAAATGGCTGAGACTAGACTTGCACGCGAACTTGAAAACCGTACCCAGTCCGAGCGTCCCAAATCATGGCAGCCAGCTTCGGCCCTGCCTGAACCGGACAAACAGCCCGGATATTCGTACCGGTGGATTCGTGTTTCGAACTTGAATGTAGCCGACCCGAGCAATGTGTCTGCGAAGATGCGCGAAGGTTGGGAACCAGTAAAGTCCGAAGAACAGCCCAAGTTCCACATGATGGTGGACCCCAATAGTCGTTTTAAGAACAACATTGAGGTCGGTGGGTTGTTGCTCTGCAAGATTCCCGAGGAGTTCATGGCTCAACGCAGCGAATACTTCGCTAAGAAGAACCGAGACCAAATCGAGTCGGTAGACAATAACTTTATGCGCGAGAACAATCCGAAGATGCCCCTTTTTAGTGAAAGGAAGTCTTCGTCCTCGTTTGGCAAAGGCAAATAACTAGGAGAAACTAATGGCATACCCTTCTGTCACAGCCCCGTATGGGCTTCTTCCGATCAATCTGATTGGCGGGCAGGTTTTTGCAGGCGCGACGCGCCAGATTCCGATTGCTTCCAACTCCGCGACGGCCATCTTTTATGGTGACGTTGTGAAGCTGGCGAACACCGGACTTCTGGTTCAGGACACCGGCACTGACGCTGCTACCCCTGTTGGCGTTCTTCTCGGCTGCTCCTATACGGACCCAGTCTTCGGAAAGACGTTCCGTCAGTACTATCCCGGCGCTGTTTATGCTTCGGACATCGTTGCCTTCGTGGCGGATGACCCGGATCAGTTGTTCAAGGTTGCGGTAGTGTCTGCCACCACCACGATTGGCTATGTCAATCGCAGTAACGTTGGCAACAACGCCCTGCTGGTTCAGAACGTTGGCTCCACGATCACTGGTAACTCTGCGGTGGCTATTCTGGCTACCACGGCTACCACCAACACGTACCCCATTCGCATCATCGACGTGGTCCCGGAAACCGCCATCGCGGGCTATCCCGGTTCTTACACCGAAGTGATTGTGAAGTGGAATGCGCCGACAACCGGCGCTGTTGGCGGGCACCAGTATACCCAGCCTACCGGCGTTTAAGGAGAACATGACAAATGGCTATTTCACGCGCACAACTTCTTAAGGAACTCCTTCCCGGCCTGAACGCTCTGTTCGGTCTGGAATATGCTCGTTACGGCGAAGAGCATAAGGAAATCTTTGAGACCGAAACTTCGGAACGCTCGTTCGAAGAAGAAACCAAGCTGTCCGGTTTTTCGGCTGCTCCGGTTAAGAACGAAGGCTCTGCCATTGCTTATGACAATGCGCAGGAAGTCTTCACTGCCCGCTACAACCACGAGACGATTGCTCTTGGGTTTTCGCTGACGGAAGAAGCCATCGAGGACAACCTCTATGACTCTCTGTCTTCGCGTTACACCAAGGCTCTGGCTCGTGCCATGGCGTATACCAAGCAGACCAAGGCGGCTGCGATTCTGAACAACGGCTTTAGCTCGTCCTATCTGGGCGGCGACGGTCAGCCTCTGTTCAGCGCTTCGCATCCGCTGGTTTCCGGTGGTACCAACTCCAACATTCCGCCCACCCCTGCCGACCTGAATGAAACCAGCCTCGAAGCTGCCGTAATTCAGATCGCGGCTTGGACGGATGAACGCGGCCTGCTCATCGCAGCTAAGCCCCGTAAGTTGGTTGTCCCGCCGAGCCTGATGTTCGTTTCGACCCGCTTGCTGGAGACTGAACTCCGTGTAAGCACCGCCGACAACGACATCAACGCTCTGAAGAGCAACGGTTCGATCCCGGAGGGTTACACTGTTAACCACTACCTGACCGACACCGACGCTTGGTTCCTGACCACGGACGTTCCGAATGGTTTGAAGCACTTTATCCGCGCACCGATGACGCAGTCGATGGACGGAGACTTCGATACCGGCAACGTTCGTTACAAGAGCCGCGAGCGTTATTCGTTCGGTTGGTCCGACCCGCTGGGCATGTTCGCCTCGGCTGGCGCTCCGTAAGAAGACTAGGGGGAAGGGGATAAAACCCCTTCCCTTTTTTCTAATAGACTGTATGTTTTTCCCAATCTAGGTTCCTTTACCTGTACCGACTGTCCTAGCAGACGTTGTAGAGACGGTACGGGGATGTGCTACAACACGGAGAATTTCCATGGCCCAGACTACCTTTAGCGGACCCGTTGCGTCCCAGAACGGCTTTATCGGCGGTACTTCTTCCGACCCCGTTACCGTTACTACTGCTACTAACATTTCCAGTTCTTTCGGCACGACTTCGGCCACCTCGGGCGACACCCGCCTTGTGTACGAAAAGCTGACCTTCACCTCCACCGGTTCGGGCGAAACCCTTCGTGCGTTCTCGGTTGTGACTGGCGTTGGCGCGGCGACTGGTGGCACGATCAATGGTGCCCATATCTCGATGTCGATCAACAGCCCCGGTACCATCTCCGGTGCGGGCAACGCCCTGCGTGCTACTCTGGGCATGGGCGCTCTGGCTAACCCGGGCGGCACCCTGTCGGCCCTCCAGCTCGATAGTGATCTGGCGTCTAACTGCACGGTCCCGGCGTCGGCTGCGTTCATTCGCGTGACCAACTCGGGCAGCAAGGTTCTCGCCAACATGATGAGCGTCCCGACCCCTGCTGCTGCTGGTGTGTTCCGTGCGGCGGTTGGCAGCCCCTCGGTCACCCACACCATGCCGGTGTTGAGCGCCAACGGGACGACCTACTACATCATGGTCTCGACGGTAGCTTAACGTGCAGATAACCGAAGACTTTTTGCTTTCGGAAATCAGTGACTTGGAGCGCGAAATGGAAAAGGCACAAACCTTTACCGCTAGGGCCCAAGCCACTGTAACTGCTTATAAAATGCTTATTCAGCGTCTTAATACGCCGGAAGAAGCCAAGGAGCTCGTTGATGGCAATGCAATATGATGTCAAGTCTAAGCACATGTCTGCTTCGGGTGTTGCGGTTAACTACCGTACTCGCCTAAAGGGAGCTATTGTCTCTGCTAACGCTGCGGCAGCGGCTAGAAACGCTGTTTTCGCGGATAACAGCACCCAGACGGGTACCTACGATATTCCCGGTTCTACTGTGTGTACGGTAACGATTACCGCTCATGGTCTGACTACTGGTGATAGGGTTTGGCTGAACTTCACCACGGGAAGCGGTGCGACAAACAACGTCT